GGCAATTGTGCCAGGCGCAACCCATGCGGGTATGGTGTCCCAGTTAGTGGTTGAAAAAGAACCACTTCCATCTGCAGGGAAATCCCTTGCTAGTTGGCGGTACACCTTGCGGAGCTTACGAGCTTCCGCTTCCGCTTGCCGGTCAAGAACCTCAGCCGAGGTGGTAACCTTGACTTGTCTTTTGAACGCACTATCAACAACCAATTCATCTCCAACCTTTTGGTAGAGTTGAAGTTTAGGGTTGAGAATGTAGCGTTTCGCAACCAGTCTCTGCTCTCTTGTGACCTTAAGGTTATCTGGAGCAAATGCTGGGTCTACCCCATAACCCCCAAGGGTTACAGGAAGGAACCAGTTTGGCTGGAAGCCATGCAGGTGCCGCACGCCCGAGAATCGACTCAGTGCCAAAGAAAGGCATCGAGAGGTCCAGGGACAGCTGTGCATCATTGCTGACAAGTCTTTTCCGAGTTGCTCCGGTGTGGAGGGCGTCTCAGAGTCTGAAAGGCCTAGAACCAACTTAAGGTTCAAATAGCCTCTCAGGATCATTTGTGAACCAACTCTCTCAAAACATTGAGAGTTGATCAGCGCGAATTCAGACGAGAAATAGTTTTTCCCAACTGAAACCTCGAATCCTACATCACCAGAAGCCTGGCGAAAGTAGGTAAAGAGCCTTGAAGGCCCGAAAAAGAGGATATCGTCGCCGTTCACGATGAACGCCTTCCGCATCGCTGCGAGAAACTCGACGTCATAGTCGTAGTCTGAGCCGTGTGCCTCCCAAAAGAGGTTCACGGTCCTGACATAGACTGCCTGGTTGATTCCACAAAGAAGTGGAAAGCTCAAGGGATGGCCCATGAGCTGACCGTTCCGTTGACGGAAGGTCTCAGCCGGTCTTAAGACGCGGTTATCACCGTCTTTGATGACGGGTGTGGACATCCAACCACCAGCAAATGATGGACCGAGGAGGTCAATCCCAACGGGATAGTGTGCACCGTGCACACTCCCGTAAGACTGCCCAATTCCCTCGGACATTAGCTTGGTGGCCTGAACAGACAGTTTGTCTGTGGCGCTACTATAGTCGCCGGAGTTCCACATGAAAGCATCGATATGGGAGTGTTTGACTTCCCACTCGATCATTCCCTCCAGGAGCCCGTTCACGCACTCGTCGAGTGGCCTCGTCCATGTGGACGCAGGCGCATTCTTCCAACAATCAAGGAGTTGTCCTTGAAGTGGTTGGAGTGCGACATAAACGGGTGCAACCCCCAGGGAGATAGTGCGGATCTTTGCGCCAGCTTCTAGAAGCTGAACCGCATCCGCATCAGCCACTGTTTGAACACGGTGGCCACTATCTATCCCCTGGAGCTGCTCGCTCCATGACTTAGAGTACTGTTCCTGTTTGAGACTACGGGCTTTGCCTAATGCAGTCTCGAGTCCCTTCTGGCGCCATCTGTCAAAAGCTGCCTGGTTCAACTGAAAGTTGGATAGGCTGAGCTTCTGATCAGAGGCAAGCGGCGGAAGGTCCTTCGGAACAGGATGAAAGTTACCATTGCATGCAAAGAAGTTGCCGCCGACCTTAATTGGTCGACCAATTGCGGCTCTCCCGGTAGGGAGGTATTTGGTAGGGGCCCCGAGCTTGCTGAACAGCTCGTGGCTTACACCTATCAATACTTCTTTCATGCCCTCGCTAATCTCGCGAGCCGGTGTACCCATGATACTCACATATTTGTCCATCGCTTTAACCCTCATTTCGGGGGTTGCCGGCATCCAGCCGCGCTTCGATTGACTCAGTGAGTAAACAAATGATGCATCGCCTCGCGCAATAGCGCGCTTAACCATGTTCCGCAACCACCCTGAAAAGAGTGGACGTGGGTCAATTGACCCTAGCGGAACAGGGAGCAACTCGTTGAAAACATCAGCGTGGATGTTTGAGGCTCCCGTTACCCTTATCACCGTCTTTGCGTCTGAACGCAAACAATGTAAGAGGTAATTGGTAAGATGGTACTTAACATAGTCTAGGTGACCACCCTCTCGTGTGACTTTACAGTCAACACGCCAGGCGGTCTGTACCACAGACTTCAGTACTCTCTCTCTCTCCTGACAAATCTGTACCGCAAAGCGTGCCAGAATCGGCCAGAGGAGAGAGCCCACGACGTCCAACGTCTCTGCCGAATGGGCGAACGGCAGACATGCAAGATGGTGCATGAACCAGACATGGATGGGCGTCACAGACTGTATGTGGGTTACAGTCTTTCGGAAGGGGAACTGTTTTTGGATTGAAGGACCTTTGGGTCCGGTTTCATCCTTAAGTTCCCGTGGTGCCTTGGGCACCCTTCCACCCCGCTCCTCCTCAGGAGCGTCCATGACAACCGCTTTAGCTACGGTTAAGCGTTTGTTGCTCTCTGGTCGGGAAAATGTGTTTTTCCCCATGAGAGCGTACTGTACCTTTAGTCACTATTAAGTGAC